CTTTACCTTTACCATAGTCGCCATCATATTTATGTAAAGCTTCTGCGTCAAAGTTAAGATATTGACCAATACGAGTACCAGGTTTAATCTTCATACGTCCACAAGTAACATGCATAACACCTGCCATAATACCGTTATAGCCAGTATCATATAAGCCAGTAGTAAGATAAACACCGTTACGATTTAGAGTAGATCTAGTAATAACAAAGCCAGCTTCGCCCATACCTACTTCGATCTCGTTATCCATAATTACTTCGTAAGCACCAGGATACAAGTACCAATAGCCGTCTTCGAATAGATCTACAGGCTTAGTGCCTCTATGAATCTTCTGCTCTTCGTCAATAGTAAAATCGTTATCGCTTATAGTAAGTATCTTACCTACACGTAAGTCTACCGCATTAGGTTGTATATCTTTAGCTTGTACATTAGTAAGAGATGACGTACTCTCTTTACTCATTATGTGCTTCATAGTCATAGTCTCGTTACTCCGTTAACATTAATATTATAGTATATAGAACAAAGGAATGCCAGCCGATATCTCTAAAGGCTGGCATTTTTATGATTAAGCTCCAGTACCTACTGTCATTCGCTTACGCAATTGTTGTAGGAGTAGTCCGTAAATCGGGAGAAAGACTACGAACGATACTGCGATCTTAAACACAACATCTACCGATGCAATTTCTAGCCAGTTAGCGCGCATGAACTCATCTGGTCCATATGCGAATGCAGCCCAGAAGAATGCATATGTATCTAAGATGTTAGCAAACACAGTAGAGATAGCAGGTGCTACCCACCACATGTCTGTTAACTTCTCACGAATACGTTGGAAGATGGATACGTCAAGCATCAATCCTAACGCATATGCAAGAGCAGAAGCCAAACCAATCATAGGAGTAGCAATAAAGCTACTGATAAAGATTGCTGGAATAAATGCAATTGCAATGATCTGACGAGCAACATACTTGTTAGTTAGTCGTACAGTTAAGTCAGTAGCAACAACGATAAGAGGAAACACAAACATGCCCCAAGTAAAGTTGAGATCTAAGATAGGAATTACTCCTGCGATCTGTACTGTATAGTTTGCTAGTGCGATGATTACAAGATGTAATACTACTAGCTTGCTAACGAGAGACATGCTCTCGTCACCAAAGTTGAAATGTGATTTAATAAAGTTCATTTTATTTTCCTTAAGCTAAAATTTGTATTGCATGGTTAAGAGCTGTCTTATATGGTACAGGACCTGTCTCATCAGCATATGCTACTGGATCAGGACGACCCAATTTAATAAATGCTTCAAGACGTTCTACAGAGGATGAGCTCTTATAGTCTGAATACCAAACACCATCATGCTGCATAGGCTTATAAGATGTATTAGTACGTTTATATACGTCCTCAAAATCTAAACCTAATTCGTCACATAGTACTTGACCATCTTTTAAGATATCAAACTTATCCAGTTCTAGGTAAGGAGTAAAATAAGTCACCTTATCAGCATCCCAGTTACCTTCACGAAATGCATGATCATCAGCATCACGAAACTCCTGACGACAGTCAGGATACACTGCATGATCGCCAGCATGAATGCCTAGAGCGATAGCAGTTTCTTCATCTGTATCTTTAACCACGCTAAGAGCAGCTGCTTGTACAATAGAAGCAAAGATCTTATTACGGTTAGGTACTACAGTTTCTTTCATTGTCTCTTCTTCGTAATGACCTTCTGGTACATCTGCACCTCCAGTAACTAACGTAGAAGATAGCAATGATACTAGTCCATCTAACTTGATAGGTTGATACTTGATCGTATGACCAAGACCTGCTAGATAGTCTACTAGTTGTTGAGCACGCTCTAACTCACAAACGTGCTTTTGTCCATAATCAAATGACAAAGCTGTTACATTACTTGCGCCTACCTCTTTGATAGCACGCAATAGTAGTGTTGAGGAATCCATTCCTCCTGATAATGATACAACGATATTTTTCATTTAGTTCTCCAATATGAATGCGGTGTGATGTTTATAGTGGTTAGCATTCGTAAACCACTTACTGCCTCATAGTCTTTGAGGTTAATCTAAACGCATCTGTAATAGCATGCGAGTAGAGTAAATCCGAATTAGACGCTCTAATAGGATTAATGTCGATACCGCCTCTACGTGTATAGAGACATGAGACAACAAGCTCTGACGGGCTCAACAGTTCCCATAGACGTTTGTATACACATTCACAAATCTCTTCGTGGAAGTGGTTCTCCTTACGCATCGATACGATATATTGCATCAACGATTCAGGAGTAATAGTTTTACGTCCTCTGATATGTACATATATATCACCCCAGTCAGGTTGATTAGTAACACGACAGTTAGATCGTAGAGAGTCTGACATATAGCGATAAGGCTTATCATATGCATCTACTACGTCTAGTATATCCGGACTTTCATTATAGTGACTAAAGTCTAATTGTTCAACGTTAACATAGTCTTCTAACTGAATAAAAGTACCTGCCATAGGTTTAGCATAACCAGCATCTTCATTGATATGTAATATAACTGTTAAGTCATGCTCAGGGTTACTCATATTTAGTACTTCAGCAAAGTCGTCCCATACAGTCTCTTGTACGTTCCAGATAGCTGACTTAATATCTGATCCCATCTTAGCCATATTAAATGAGTTTAGATATAGCTTAGCTGACTTAGACTCTACAATATTCTCTGAATGAGCAGTATAAGACCAACGTAGCCAACCAGAGATAGGAAAGCCATTATCTAATAAGCAAGAGAACTCATATGAATTCCAAGTATCAATACCAATAAACTCTTCTGGTTGCTCAGCAATATTATAATGAGTACGATTTAAGTTACGAGGAATACCAACAAGCAGACTCTTATCTACTTGATCAGGCGTCTCATAACGCATCATAGTTTGACCGTCAGAAGTCTTACCTAGTACCTTACTAGCAATCTCTTCTATTTTACTTTGATTATCATCCATCTACTTTTCTTTCCTCTTCAATAGCTTCCTTCGCAAACGTTAAGAACGTTATAGCTTTATTAATATCTAACAACACATCATCCTTCTGACCTAAACGCCAGAGATACTTAAACGCTTGATAGCGATTATAATCAGTATACGGATCATTCTGATGCTCTAAACATAGCTGCTTAATAACTTTAATACACTCTACATGACCCTCTTTCTGACTATAATGATTAGGTCTCGGATCATCAGACTCTTCTACTTCACCTTTAAACAACTTCTTCAAACAACTTCTCCTTTAAAAACTCTGCCCACATATTGACAGATATATTACGTAACCTATCAGCAAGTATATCGACATTCTCGTCACCTTGCATATCATAAGTATTATAGTCTAAAACCTCACCAGAGTCAACTACTTCAGTAACCTTATGTATTACACATCCAGTAGATGGTAACTTAAGATCAAGAGCTTTCTTCTGAGGATCTTTACCTTTTAGTTCTGGGTACTTAACAATATCTCCAGGATGGCCGTTATACATCTCAACAGATAACATAGGTAAGATACGTAGAAAGCCATTAAGAGTAACTACAGAATCACCGCGCCAGCACTGAAGCATCTGCACATTAGATTGAACTACCTTATGAATATCTTTAGGCTTCTCCATAAACACAGACGAATGACGCTGCAGTTTAGAATGCCATGACTTCTTATCTTTATTATCCGTATAGATGAAATCAGGCCATATACCTATCGCCTCAGCAATAGCTACAATCTCTGAACCTGACTGACTAAACAGCGCTATCCAAGGTCTATCGTTTCTCGGTCCCATTACACATCTCCCTAAACTTTTTAATATTATAGTCTATATCATCCCAACATGCAACTACATCTTCGTCGATTAGAGTAAAAAGTTTAACAGATTCCTTATCGTTTAGTCCATAATCATTATAGCGAATACCTTTCATACCATGAATAACAGGATTAGAAGTATCCATAGAGTCAATCCATTTATGATTCTGATACTCTTCAAACTCCTGAGGTAGACCACAACCTAATAGATGATGAGGCTTATCTTGATTAATAATATCATCACGTAACATATCAGCAATTACTTTCTGACGTCCACGCATCATACGATAATACTTGTTACCTAGAGATGGAATCATAGTCTGAAAGAACGGATGATTAAAAGACATAGCAATCTTATCTACACGGGAGTCGTTAGCCATATAGCGATAACAAGCAACAAGCTCATCATAAGTACTCCCTTGAGCGACACCAATAACTTTACCAGGAAGATCAGGATATGAAAGCATAAAACTATCAAAGCTATCAATAGTAGCATTTGCATCATCGAGAACATCAGGGACGATATACCAATCTGGTTTGAGCTTATTGATCCAATTGACATATACATCTCCGTCAAAAGCTGTTCCAAGCTCGAAGATTGAGTTGTCGAGTAATACTTCTCTTCCATTTTCCTTTGCCTTTACAAATGTATTATAATACTCTTCGCTCTCCTCGAATAGGTGAACAAGAGCATAATCATAATCAGTTACTGCCTGCACCTTATCAAAGATGCT